CAGGAACTTCATCTGCTCGTCGAGCTGGTTCAGTTCACGGGTGAGGTTCATCTCCTCGATTTTCTCTTCGGCGGTGAGCTCACGGTTCTTGGCGTTCATGTAGAGGTCGCCCAGCTTCTCGTTGGCCTGGTTGCGGGCCTCACGGAGCTGCATAAAAGTCATCTTTTCCATACTTAAAATCGGTTTTAAAATGGGTTAATAATTCGTTTGTTCAAGTTTCTTTAACGTAGCCAGTCGGCGGTTCATCTCGCGCTGCAAAGCCTCTGCTTTCTCCTGCTCTTCGCGCTGACGGGCTTCCTCTTCGGCCTTCTTGTCGGCAATGCCGGCGGGTGTCTGGTCGTAGAGCTCGCGGGCGTGGAGCGAGGTCTGCAAGTAGGCAGGGTCCATGCCCAGGGTGAGGGCTGTGATGGCGCGGAAATGGGTGTGGCGCACCAGTGGAACCTTTCCCTCGCGCTCTTCCACGTCGTACTTGTCCGGCCAGAACTCGAAGGAGCAGCCGTCATAAACGCCAGCCTTCGTCAGTTCACGGGCACGGATGCCGAGGTCGCAGTTGGGAACGTCCACCTCGAAGTTCACGCCTTCGTTATCCACACTGAGGCGGGCATTGCCCGACACTCCGCGCTTTGCACGTCCGAAGGTCAACTCACGCATGTGCAGCATGTTGATCTTGATGTCCTGAGTGTTCAGGAACTCCATCGTGGCGGCCTCTGGTGCAATTACTTCTCTGAAGGTCTGTCCGTACTCGTCGAGCACTTGGCTTTCAGCATTAAAGCAGATGGCACGCCCGCAGATGGTGCCAAGGATGCCCTTCGAAGATGCTTCTTCTGAAGCCTCTCTAAAGGCAAGCTGGCATTCCAGATTTCTGATTTCTTTCTTAGCATCCATATTTCTTGCTTGTTGTTACAATTCAGTTATTTTTTCGCTGTGGGTTTACTTTCCGTTTTGAACGGGATTTCGATTTTGTCTTGCGTAACCTTTAGCGGGAACTCGTAGGCGTTTGGGAACTTCCAATCAATCCATGCCGAATTGATGCGCTCGGCAAACTGACCGCCTACACGCAGCTCGTGTGTGAAGGTGAAAAAGTCAAGTTCTCCGATGTGGTAGGCTTTCGTGTTATCCTTCACTCGCTTCACGATGTCGCCACCGATGCGCTTCAGATATTCTTGCGCAACATCCCACATGACGTTAAGCATCTCAAGCCAATCGTCCGTCTTCATTATCGACAGCGTGCCTAAACGCATTTGATTGCTATCGAGTGCACGGTTCCATGCTGGCGCGAAGTCGGGATATTTCTCGTTGATGATCTGCGTGCAGATGGCAAGGTCTTCTGGGTTGCCCCATGTGGCATATTGCTTGCGCATAGTCATGCCCAGGTCGGCGGGCTTGGTGGTGATGGCTCCATGCACCTCGATGATTTTGCCAAGGTTCGGAACTGCATCCATGAAGCCGAAATAGCGGCGGTAGTGGCAGAAGCCGATATACTTCGGCAGTGTCTTTCGCTCGCTCACCTTCTTCATCTGCCACAGTTCCGAGTAGTAGAGGTCGGGCACCTTGCAGCCCTTCAACTTGCGGCTGTCGATGGTTTCATAGACTTCATTTTTCACAACCGGCTCAAAGTCGGTATGTGTGCAGATGAATATCTTGGCGTCCGAGTTGTCCTCCGGCTTCCAGTATGCCTCGTTCTTGATGAGCCATTCGGCCTGACGCTTCATGTCATTGCCGCGCCAAGAGCCACCGCAATAGTGCACGAAGTACTTGTCGAGGTCGGGATACAGGCGGGCAGTCAGCTGGGGCTTCGTGTTGATAATATCTTCGAGGATACTGGCACCCGTATCGTACCAGTTATTGGGGTTGCTCGTGCCTCCGGGCTGCAATCCCCATGAACGGTTGGGGTCATAATACTTGGCACCATTTGCCGTGAGCAGCGGCACGTTCAGATAACAGAGCCAGGGAAGCAGACGGTCATGCTCTATTCGCCGTCCACGGAACCACTGAGCCTTGCCACAGGCTGCATATTGATCATCCCATAGGAAGTCGAAGGGCTGTGTGATGAGCACGTCGCTTTCAACAAGGATGAAACCGTCTGGGAGTACGTCAAAAAGGTACTGCACGCTCATCATGTGCTTCACGCTGCCGTAGTTTGATTTTTTCGCCATGTCCCAGCACTTGTCGGGGAAGAATGCCAGCTCTTCATCGAAGTTAATCAGTTGCTGCTTGCGGTTGTTCAGTACCTTCACGCCCTTCATCCGCTTCGTGAAAGGACGGGCATCGGAATTGTCGAGAACGGTGACCGGCCAATCACATCCCACCTTGCGGATACTCAGGATGCAAGTCTCGGTCAGTTCGGGCGTATTGTAGTGGATAATGCCTATTGACTTCTTCATGGCTGTGGTTCTTGGTTAGGTTCGGGTTGTGGTTCGGTGTTTCCGTTGAGCTTCTGACTGCCCAGCTCTGCAAGGTTAGTCGAAACATACACGATGTCGCCATTGGGAACTGATGGGCGGTCGTATTGTGCGCGGATTTCATTAACGGTGGCGGCACCCGTTTGAAGTTGCAGCTGGTCCACCTTCGCCTGTGCCTCCTTGTCGAGACGAAGCAACGGCTGCTCGCACATGTGGATGCGTCTGCGCCCGAAGTCTTCACGGCGCAACAGCTTGCGGTTGAACTCCTGTTCCATTTCGGTCACGTCCGGCTGGACGGTGCGCTGCAAGTACTCAAGCGTGGCATTGGTGTAGGTGGTGTAGTGAGAGTTGGTGTCCAACATCAACATCGGCCTCGGGGTACCGAAAAACCTTGCAACATCATCGAGGCCCATGTTCATGTGCTCCATCAGCTGCATATCAGCCGAGGTCATCGAGATGTTGTGCAAGGCACTCAGACCACGGATGCCAACGATGTCCTGCTGATAGACCTTTTCATTAAGTTCTGCGGCATACTTGTCAATCTCACCTTTATTCATCAGACCGAAGGCCAGCGTGCCGGCACCTTGGGGCGGTTTCTCTTCTCCGATGATGAGCTTCATGCGGCCACCCTTCGCAGCGGTCTCGAGTGCCTGGTTGCTCTCGGTCTTGATCAGTGAAAGCGTATCGAAGGCATATTGCAGCGTGGACATTCCCCAGAAGCCGTCGTAATAGCGGAAAGTGTTGGGGAAGTGCAATACGTCCTCACGCGGTGCATCCACCTTGAACTTCACGCCCCGCTCGTTGAGGTAGGTCAGCGCGTAGGTGCCGGTGATTTCATTGTAGCCGCCACATTCGGCCAGCCACAGGGCCACAGGGTCTTTCCACTCGTCGCGCTCGATATACACGAAGGCGTTGCCCAACAGCAGACGGCGGATGACCACCTGCTCGATGAGGGATGCCGCAGAGCTGATGGGGTTCGGCTGCACTTGCAGCAGGTAGTTGATGTTCTTTCCAGGTCCCCACATGTCCGGCACAAAGTTGCCGCCAGCAGCATTCATTTTTTGGTACTGAATGGCGAACTGTGCCTCCGTCTTGGCGCGGAGCTCGACGGCACGATATACCGCCGACACCGTGAGAGCCAGCTCAGGCCGACGCACGCGCACAATCTTCTCTTCGAAGGTTGCGCCCGTGGTGGTTTGCTGGTTCGATGCCGCCGCCGGGTCGGTGGTAGACGGTACTCCGCTGCTCACCTCCCTGCGTTTCCAGGGAATTATTCCCGTAGGCGTGAATAAATTACTGAGTATATTCATAGATTTCTCTTTTTGTTTCGCTTGATTTGCGGCAGTGGTTTACTCCACGATGGTGACCTGCTGGTTGGCCAGTTCCATCGCCGTGATCTGGATTTGGTTGTCCTGGTAGTTAGCGTTGAAGGACTGTATCTGATACCACCTGCCCTGGTACTGAATCAGACACCAGCGGTCGATGTCCTTATGAAAGCGCATGCGGAACATCACCGTGTCGTAAGCATCGTATGCCCCCTCGCGCAACGACTTCACGCCCTTGTTATAATCCTCCGCTGCCCAGAACTCCCCGAGGATGGAATACCTCACACCCCCGGCACCCTTTCCGTATCCGCTTGCGGCATCAGCAGCCCTCCGAGCCACTGTCACCCGCTTGTTCATCATTCCTGAAGTGTATGCCATAGTTCTCAATTTTTCGGGCATAAAAAAACCGCCCGGCTCTGATAGTCGGGCGGTTTTGGTGGTGGGGTTTACTGAAGCGTTAATATTCTGTTGTCCATTATGTTGTATATTCCGTTAAGGATTCATTCCTGATATACTCACCTTCTTTGAATGCCATGACAGCCACCGTCCGATGTCCTGTACTCACCACGCTTCTTTGCTTTCCTGACACCAGCCCACAAATCAGCCAGTATCAGGGCGAGAATGGCGATATACATCAGCAGCATGATGCCGCCACAAATCATCAGCGTTAATATTCGGTTGTCCATTATGTCCTCGTTACTTTAATATTATAATACCAAAGCCCCTTGATGTATCTCCTCACCCTCTCCATGAGAGCCTCGTCGCTATTCCTATACGTTGCCATAGATTATCAGTGTTTTTTATCTAAACAAACTTGGTACGTCTATAAGCAGTCTTTCGTACATTTTGGCATTACCAGCAACGTTCGGATGCACACCAGTGTCACCATAGAGAGAAGGATTATAGTTGGTATATGTCTTATTGGGCGCGTTGTCTATTGCCGTAGCAAGGTCAAATCTTGCACCCTCTACTCCCAACGCAGGAATTAATATACTGTTAGGTATCTCGGCTTCACCTCTTGAATGGCAAGTCATTCTATGCATCACCAACGTGGCTTCTATATTATCACAAGCTGCCTTGAATGCAGCGAGGCTTTCAGCAGTATCTCCACCGTTGGCACCAATCAGCAAGGATATGACCTTTGGCCTTGTAATATTCCACTCGCTTTCAAACAAATCCATTAGTCCTTGGATTGTCTGCCCTGACCTCGCAGAAATTACAACCCTTTTGGATGGATTGTGTGTTCTGAACAACTCACTGTATCTCTTGCTACGGTCATTGACATAAGCACCCTCCGTGATGGAGTCTCCTGTAAACATAACATCGGGATTCTTTAGGGCGTAAACCTCAAAATTCTTTAATGTAGGCAATGTGCCACTCTCTACATAGAAGCCGTATAGCTGATTTTGCCATCCTACTGAACTACCGTTGTGGCTCACACTTACTGAATTTCCCGTCAGCGTGTCATAAATGGTTAAAACAGACAGAAGGCTATGCTTGACAATCTCAACAATATAATCTCTTGCCCCAATCATAGCATCTGGAATGATTGCCATCTCAACCACTTTGTTAAGGTTGTATCCCGTGTTGGTAGGTGCATAGTCCCCCGTTATACCATTATGACCGTCATTTCCATACATTATAAGACGTTTTTGGGAGAAATCAACAGCAAAACACGAAGCACCCCATCCAGCATTGATGCCACCATAGGAAATAGGAAGCATCAGAACTGTGTCAGCACCCATTGTCACCGTCACCCTCATATAGCGTCTGTCAGAGTAGTATATCTTTTTGTTCTGTAGGTAGCAACTTGTTCCCGTAGATGCTGGCTTAACACCATTGCTTGAATAGTTCCATGTACCACCCTTAGTCCAGTTATTGCTATTGTAAGATGTAAGTTCATCATTCTGCAGAGAAATATAGTCAAATCTGTCTATTTCAATGGATGGCTCATCATTGAGATATACATCAGACAACATCCCGTCCTCACCTACTATCTTAATGTAATCAAGGCAATCGGTAATATCCGCAGACACAGCAGCATTAGATGTACCATTCTTAATCCTTATGCGCACATACAAGGCATTTTCATTATAAAGAGATGGCGTGCATTTATACTCTCCTTGCATCCACGCATAGTCACCACTTATATAGCCAGATTTGTCCTTGAAAGAGTAATACATACATGCGCAATAGTAATTGCCTTTTGTCTTTATGGAAATTGAACACCCTTTCGGTACTTTGATGTATCCGAAAACCAGACCTCTTGTAGTAGTTGCTGTTGTACTGATGTCTCCGTCTGATGTGACGTCAAACAGTCCATACAATACTTCGCTGAGTGCAACGTCTCTTTTACTATTTCCGCCAACAACGTCTTGCACAGACCTGTATATAACTATATCAGGCACTCGCAAAGACCCTGCTGTGTCTGCCCTTACACATATACATCCTACATTAGTAGAATCCACTCTTACAACGGCAGACTCTCCAACCTCTATGTCAAATACCATGTTTTCATAACCACTTGCGAACTGAACTTCCCCCGTCTCATTGTCAGACGCAGAGAGCAATGAAAACCTTGCAAGCCCATCAGTGGCAGATATGATAACTACATCACCATTCTTGACTGGTATTTTTTTACTGTAATATCCAGCAGTGAAACTATTCCATATCCATGTTCCAATAACGAACCCTTTTTGTATATTAGAATATAGATTAACATCTACATACTGTTTGACGGATGAACGCAACATATCGTAGTCGATTTCGTTTGAAACAGACTTTGAAGGAAATAATTTTACACCATAGGTTGATTGTACCGAGATTCTTGTAGATACATAGAGGTATTTTGCACCTGCTGGCACAATAAATGTACGATAGTTTCCCGTTTCATTATACAGATTTACACCAATAGGATGTCCACTTTCGTCTGCAAACATAGTATGTGCTCCTGCATCTGCACCTCCGTAGGTCGCATTTAGCCAGAACTTTATTTGCACATTATCACAATTCGTAACATCAATCGGCTGAAAGCATTGCCAATTTGAATTGGTATTTGAATAAAGCGTTAGTACACCATTGCTGATGAGCCAATACTTATTACCCGCAGATGATAGAACAGCAAGATGACCGTTGCCTAAAGTTCCTATTTTCTTGAGTTCCACATTCACTTCATCCAAAGCATCCTGCACATTGCCTACACCAAGTCCGCTCTGCGAATTGTCATACGCGATGGAACTCCCCACGAGTGCATCCGTCACAGCCTTCTGTGTCATTGGGCCATCATCATGCTGACCCGTCACGCTGTACATCGTGAAGGCGGCCTGCTGTTCGGGGGTGATGACGGCGACATCGCCCATCGGTCCCTGTGGACCTTCTGGTCCCTGCTCGCCCTGGTCTCCCTTCTCCCCCTTCGGGATGGCGACTTCTTTTGTGGTGTCATCTGAGAATACAATGTCGTATATGGTGTCGGTTTCGGTTTCACCTGTCTCAACGAAGTCATTTATCGACACGCCTGTGTCGCCCTTCGGACCTTGCGGGCCAGTGGAACCCTGAGGACCAGTCGCACCAGTGTCACCTTTATCTCCTTTCGGACCTTGTTCGCCTTGCGGACCTTCGGGGCCTACTGGTCCCTGTTCGCCTTGTTCGCCCTTGGTGTTCACGGATGTGCTCACGCCCTGGCGGTTGGTGACGGTCAGGGTGGTGCCGTTCAGTTGGGCGTTCACGTTCTCGGCTCCTTGCACGGCGGCGGCGGTGGCCTGCTCGCGCTGGAGTTCGGCGGCGATGCGGTCGGCCTCATTCTGCTGTCGTTGGAGCTCGTTTTGGATGCGCTCGGCTTCGTTGGCGTAAGCGGGGAGGTCGAACTCGAGCTCGGGGGAATCTTCGCCGGTGAAGTCGAGCAGCACCTGATAGTCAGTGCCGTCGATAGTGACGATTACATCGCGGGCATTCGTCACTTCGTCATAGACCGAGCCGGGGAACTCCTCAATGGTGGTGTGATATGC